GATTGACACAACACGCAGGCACACACAAGAGGGGGTGTGGTAAATGGCGGCAGCCGGAGCGAAAACTTCAACTAAGGCGAAAAGTACAAAAACGGCAAAAACGACAAATAATCGTGCCAAAACTGCACCAAAAACAGTCAAAAAGACAACACCTTCTCAACAGAAGACGACAGAAGGCGACGAAGCAAAGAAGAAAAGACTGATCAAGAAAGAGATCCGCCGGCTGAGTGAGTCGTTTAAGGTGATCGAGCCGGACAAGAAGCGCGTGGTGCAGGCTACGATCAACGATGCAGCGTTCCTGACGGTATCGATGGAGTACCTGCGGGAGCAGATCGCAGTGGAAGGCACCGAAGTCGAGTATAAGAACGGCGAAAACCAGTACGGAACGAAGCAAAGCCCGGCGGTACAGACTTACTTGGCAATGAGCCAGAAACTCACGGCGGCGATCAAGATCCTGCTGGACTGCCTGCCGAAGACGGAAGCCAAGGAAGTAGAAGACAAGTTTGATGATTTCATAGTGGAGCGTGGTGATGATTGATCGTTCGTTATCCGGATAACTACAACCCGATAAAGACCTACTGGGAACGGATCCAGAGTGGACAGGAAGTGGTCTGCGATAAGGTACGGCGCACATATCAGATGCTCGTAGAGAAACAGGAACATCCCGGAAAGTATCACTACAGCCCGAAACGGGCAAAACACATTATCGAGTTCTTTGAAAATTACTGTCATCATTCCAAGGGCAAGGTCGGCGGCCAGCTGGTCGTGCTGGAACTGTGGGAGAAAGCGCTCCTGGCAGCAGTATTTGGATTCGTGGACGATCAGGGATTGCGGCAGTACCAGCGTGCGATCCTGATCGTAGCGAAGAAGAACGGAAAGAGCCTGATGGCTTCCGGTGTAGGAACCTATATGCAGATTGCAGACGGAGAAGCCGGCCCGGAAGTGTATGCGGTGGCAACCAAGCGCGATCAGGCCGGGATCATCTGGAAAGAAGCGAAGCGGATGGTTAATAAATCGCCGGCGCTTCTAAAGCGGATCAAGCCGCTGGTTGGAGAACTGTCCAGTGAGAAGTTTAACGCCGGAACATTCAAGCCGCTGGCATCAGACAGCAACACTCTGGACGGTCTGAATGTGCATTGTGCACTGATGGATGAGATCCACCAGTGGAAGAACGGCAGAGGGCTGTATGACATCATTGCGGACGGTATCTCCGCAAGAGAACAGCCGCTGATCTTCATCACATCCACGGCCGGAACGGTCCGGGATGATATCTATGATGACATCTACGGAGAATGCGAGCGGATCATAGCAGGATACGGAGATCCGAACGGATACCAGGATGATCGGACGCTGGCTTTCGTGTATGAGCTGGACCGAAGATCAGAGTGGACGGATGAGAAATGCTGGAAGAAAGCAAATCCGGGACTCGGAACGATCAAAAACCTGACTACGCTGCGGCACGAGGTGGAGAAAGCAAAGCAGGAACCGCTGCGAGTGAAGAACCTTGTGTGTAAGCAGTTTAATATACGCGAAACATCCAGCGAAGCGTGGCTGACATTCGAACAACTGGACAACAAAGAGATATACGACATTGAAAAACTGAAACCAAGATACGGGATCGGCGGGATCGATCTTTCATCAACGACAGACTTGACCTGCGCCACCATGATGTTTCAGGTACGGGGAGATGATCGGATCTACGTGCACCAGATGTACTGGATTCCGGAGGATAATCTGGAAAAGAGGATCCACGAAGACAAGATCCCGTATGATATCTGGATCGATCAGGGGTGGTGCAGGAAGTCTCCGGGAAACAAGATCGATTATCGGCTGGTGGTGGAGTGGTTCGAAGAACAGCAGATGGTGAATGACATTTATCTCTGGAAATGCGGATACGATTCCTGGTCGGCACAGTATTTTGTGAGCGATATGGAAAACAAATTCGGAAAGAGTGTGATGGAGCCGGTGGTCCAGGGGAAGAAAACGCTATCGGCACCGATGAAGAACCTTGGAGCGGATCTGGAGAAGAAGATGGTGATCTACAACAACAACCCGGTACTGAAATGGTGTCTGATCAACACTTCCGTGGATGTAGACAAGAATGACAATATACAGCCGATGAAGGTCACGGAAGGTCGGACCACAAGAAGGATCGATGGCGTGGCATCAATGCTGGACGCATATGTGATCCGTGACAAGTATCTGGAAGAGTACCAGGCGATTATGTGACAGTTGCACCGGTGCAACAGGTGAAGATATGGGATTATTCAATTTTGGCAACAAAGCGAGCAAAAAAGAAACAGAGAGAACCGTCTACAAGATGATCGTAGACCGCGGAAACGGTTTCTATTCCTGGAACGGCAAACTCTATCAGTCGGACATCGTAAGGGCCTGCATCAAACCGAGAACAAAAGCGATCGGAAAATGCGTGGCAAAACACATCCGGACGACGGAAGTGAAGACGGAAGACGGAACGCAGAAAAAGGTGGAGATCAATCCGCTGATCAACATTCGCTTTCTCTTGGAAGAACCGAACGGATATATGACCGGACAGATGCTGCAGGAAAAGGTGGCGAACCAGTTGTCACTGAACGGAAACGCATTTATCTACATCATGCGGGATACGAACGGACTGCCGGTGGGACTGTATCCGGTTCCGGCATCCACCGTCGAAGCAAAGTATGACGAAAACGGTGAGCTGTGGCTGAAGTTTTACTACGATAACGGGAAGAATGACCTGATCCGGTACACGGACATCATTCACATCCGGGACGATTACTACAGCAACGATCTCTTCGGCGACTGCCCGCAGGAAGCATTATCTTCCGTGATGGATTGCGTGAATCTGTCGGATCAGGGAATGAAGAACGCGATTAAAAACAGTGCGGTAGTTCGATGGATACTGAAGTTCACGCAGGCGCTCCGGCCGGAAGATATGAAAGAGGCGACAAAACAGTTCGCAGACGATTACCTGGGGATCGACAAAGAGGGAAGTATCGGCGTAGCCGCGACCGACTCAAAGGCAGATGCCGTGCAGGTAACGCCACACGATTATGTGCCGAATGCAGCACAGACAGACCGGCAGGTGAACCGCATCTATGCGTATTTCAATGTGAATGAAAAGATCGTTCACAGCACATATACCGAAGATGAGTGGATCTCATATTATGAGCAGGCTGTGGAACCGATCGCAGCACAGATGGCGAGAGAATACACAAGGAAACTGTTTTCAAGACTGGAGAGATCCAGAGGGAATGCCATCGTGTTTGAATCCAGCGCACTGACATTTGCAAGCATGAAAACAAAACTGAATCTGGTGCAGTTCGTGGATAGAGGAATAATGACACCGAATGAGGTGCGCGGATATCTGAATCTTGTGCCGATCGAAGGCGGAGATTCGGCACTGCTCAGGAAGGATACGGGAATCTTCGGAGAGGATCCGGAGGGAGGTGATATGAGTGAAGGAAATTGAGGTAAAAGGTACGATCGTTTCGAACGATGACAAAGAGATGTATGAGTGGTTCGGCATCGAGGCTACAGCACCAAAAGACCTGGCGAAAGCGCTGAAGGAAGCGGGCGGAGACGAAGTGACGATTCTGCTCAATTCCGGAGGCGGTGATCTGATGGCGGGGAACGAAATGTACTCCGCGCTGAAGAGATACAACGGCAGCAGTACCGTAGAGATCACGGGCTTTGCTGCATCGGCGGCCACATTGATATGCTGCGGAGCGGATCAGTGCGTAGCGAATCCGGGAATCCAGTATATGATTCACAATGTGTCATCCTGGCAGGGCGGGGATCACAGAGATATGGAGACCATGGCAGAAGTCCTGCAGACTGCGGATATTTCCATATCCAACATCTACCGGCTGAAGACGGGACTCGAGGAAAAAGAGATCCTGAAGATGATGGCACACGGAACGCAGAACAACGGAATGTGGATGGACGCCAAAAAAGCGAAGGAACTGGGCTTCGTGGACAGGATAAAAGGAGATGACGGCAGTCTTTCTGAACAGCCGATCTCGATATACAACACCCTTTTCACTACGATACTCGGTGAGGAGGCAAAGGCAAAGTTCAGGGAGATGAAGCTGGAAGGCAACACCGATCTGAAGAGAAAACAAATGGCAAGGCAGCTTGACCTGCTAAAACTTCAAAGGAGGAGAGAAGGATGAAATTCAAGAACTACAAAGAGTACATGGAACTCAGAGACAACCTGCTGGCAGAAGCCCAGAAGGCATCTGAGGAAGGCAACCAGGAAGAGTTCGATGCAAAGAGCAAAGAGATCACCGATCTGGATGCAGAGTGGGACGCATTCGCTCAGAGACAGGCGAACCTGAATGCGCTGAAAGGCGCTCCGAAGGCACCGATGGGGATGGTGGAGCAGACCAACACAGTGATGACCGAACTGGTGGCAGACAGCGATATGGAATACCGCAAGGCATTCATGAACTATGTGCTGAAAGGTACACCGATCACGATGCAGAACGGTACCGACTATCAGACCACCACATCCGATGTAGGCCCGGTGATCCCGACCACGATCATGAACCGTATCGTGGAGTTGATGGAATCTAACGGCAACATCCTGGCAAAAGTAACCCGCACCGCATTCAAGGGTGGCGTGAAGGTGCCGGTATCTGCTGCAAAACCGACCGCAGTATGGCTGGCAGAACGCGCAGGCGGCAACACCCAGAAGATGGATGTATCCGGCTCTGTGGTATTTGGTTACTACAAACTGAAGGTATCTGTTGCAGTATCCCTGATCGTGGAGAATGTGACTCTGGACATCTTCGAGAAGACATTGTCTGCAAATATTGCAGAAGCAATGGTGAGAGCACTGGAAGACGCAATCATCAACGGTACTGGTTCCGGCCAGCCGAAGGGTATCCTGGCAGAGACCGCTGCAGCTACCATTGAGGCAGATGTAACCGCAAGCACCGGCGATGGCGTAACATACGCAACTCTGCTCGCGATGGAAGGCGCACTGCCGACCGCATATGAGAATGGCGCTGAATGGGTGATGAACAAGAAGTTCTTCTACAACTACATTCAGGCGATCGTTGATTCCAACGGCCAGCCGATCGCAAGAGTAGATGCTGGTATCGATGGCAAGCTGGTTCACACCATCTTCGGCCGTCCGGTAAACTTCACCGATCATATGGCAGTGCCGACAAACGACAATCCGACCGGTGTATTTGCTTTCATCGCAAAACTGGAAGACTACATGATCAACACCAACATGGGCGTTACGGTTTCCCGCTATGTCGATGAATCCAGTGACGACACCGTGACCAAGGCGATCATGATCGCAGACGGCAAGATGATCGATACTCACTCCATCATTGCGCTGGAGCTGACATCGGACTGACATTAGCTGATTCTGATGACAGTGGGGACTACAGCGAAGAGGAACTGCAGAAACTCACGAAGAGACAGATTCAGGAGCTTGCCGCCGACCTGAATTACAGCATCAGCGGTAACACGAAGGCGGAGTTGATCACCAGTTTCCTTGCAGCACAGACGGCGGCAGCCGGCAGCGGGCAGGGAGGCTGATAGCAGAGGGTTTTAAGGATGACCAATACCGAAGTTGTTGGATATGTCAAAAATGCAATGAGGATTACACACACAGCCTTGGATTCTACCCTTTCGGCTGATGTAGATGCGGGTGCGCTCGACGCTTTCGAGCGCGGCGTATCCGTGTTTACATTGGTTAATGATGTGCAGGTGATCCGGGATGATAAGTTGGTGCTCCAGCTTCTCGTTCTGTACTGCCAGGGCAAAGAAGATTACCAGGGCAAGGGAGATATGTACAGACGCGATTACAACGCGCTGTGCGACAGTATGAGCTTGTACAAAGGATACAAAGCGGATGCGAGATAAACTGATCACTCTGGTAACAAAAACCGGAACAACTTATGATGCGAGCGGATTTCCTACGGAGAATACGGAACAGAAACAGACAGTATTCGCCAGAGTGAAATCGGTACGGTCCAGCGAGTTTTATGAAGCGCTGCAAAGCAAAATAAAGTTGGAATACATATTTTGCGTGGATCCGGACGATTTCAAACTTGGATATTACACACCGCAGAGCGGAGCAACAGTGAAGCCGTGGGCGGTTGAGTATGAGAATATCAGATACAAGATCATAAGGACATACCGTACGGATGCCGGAGAGATCGAAATATCCTGCGCGGAGGCAGAGTGATGGCACGGATGGATATTGAGTTTTCAGGAATATCAGAAATGTTGGTTGGCGGTGATGAACTGGCGGAGGAAATGTTGACTGAGGCCGCACCGATCATTGAAGACTCGATGAAGAAAAACCTGCGGAAAAGCATCGCACACAGTGGAGACTCGGAACTGGTCGATTCTGTGGCAGTAAGCAAGGCGAAGCAGGCAAAGAATGGAGCGTACATCATAAATGTAAACCCGAAAGGCCAATCAAAGACGAAAGTCTATCAGAGAGGCAAGAAGGGGCGCAAGCATCCGGTGTCCAACGCATTGAAAGCAATCTGGCTGGAATATGGCATACCGGGACATCAATCTCCGAAGCCGTGGCTTGCAGCGACAACGAACGATGCAGAGGCAAAGGTGCTGGATAAGATGCAGGAAGTCTACGACAAGAGGACACAGTCATGAACCTTAACCCGAAACTGATCGAGATCGGAACACAAATGGGACTGCCAGTCGCTCAGGATATCTACGAAGGGAAAGCGGATAAATATATCACATTCACCTACGAAGACGAACGGAGCGGACTGGACGCGGACAACGGATGGGATGAAACCACCGTACAGATGCAGGTACAGCTCATCACACCGATCAAGTACAACTATTTCGCATACAAGGACCAGTTAAAAACCTTGTTGGAACAATATGATTTCTCAGTAGAGCGGATCCAGTCGTGGCTCACAGACACACTGACCGGAACCGATCGTGTGAGACAAACAATCTTCTCGGTATATTATACCGGATCACAAACTTAAAGGAGGAAATAAAAATGGCTTACTATGGACTTTCCAATCCGTACATGGCTTCGCTGGACGCTTCGACCGAAAATTACAGCGGCGGTTTCCGCTGCGGCAAAGCGATCAGCACAGCCGTAACTCCGAACTACTCCAGCGCATCTCTGTATGCCGACAACAGCGAAGCAGAGCGCGTTGACGAGTTCGTTAATGCGAATGTGACTGTGGGCACGGACAGACTGCCGTCCAACGCGGCAAACGCTCTGTTTGGCCATACTGTAACATCCGGAGAAGAGACCGACAATGCAGAGGACGCTAATGCATATGTTGGTTATGGCTTCTGGGTATCCAAGATGGAAGACGGCAAGAAGACCTACCGTGGCGTAGTCCTGGCAAAAGTGAAGTTCACTGAAGGCGAGGAGAGCTACCAGACGAAGGGCGATCAGATCACCTTCCAGACTCCGCAGTTGACGGGATCCGCGACTGCTCTGTCTAATGGTGATTGGAGATACAAGTCTCCGGACTTCCCGACCGAAATCAATGCAGATGCATGGATCCGTACAAAACTGGGCATGACTGTTACCTACACTGAAGTGACCAATCCGGCAAGCGGAGCGAACCCGGCAGCAGAAGGATGGTATGAGCGTTCCGGCACAGGTACCGCGCAGGATCCGTATGTATATACGCTGTCTGCGAAGACGACTGTCGGCTCTGACACCTTCTACAAGGCAGAAGCATACAGCCCCAGCTGATCCCCGCAAGGATCCCCCATATTCGCCGCTTCCTGCATTGCAAGCAGGGGGCGGCACTTTAAGAGGATGAAGGATGGAATTAACAAGGATACCGATTGACGGAAAGATGCTGCCGATACGCATTGACTTGAACGTATTGGATCAGATTGAAGAACGATACGAGACAAAACAGAAATTTCAACAGGAACTACTCGGATTTAGATTTAAGCGCGGAGAGGATGGAAGGTATGAGCGAACCGAAGACGGAAGGATCGCAATCGAATATGTAAAACCATCACTCAAGGCACTTATTTTTATTTTGCCGCGCATGATCAACGAGGGACTGAAAGCAGAGGCATACGATACCGGGAAGGCATACGAACCGCTGGAAGCAGAATGGATCATTGCAGCATGCGAGATGGATCGGGAGTACCTGTATTCGGTGATAAATGATGAGCTTACGAGGTGTGAGCGAGTAAAAAAAGATATGCCAGGCAAGGCAAGCAAGAAGAGCAGCAACCCCTAGACTTTGCCTGGATCAAATATGTGGCATTACAGATGGGGCTGTCATATCGCGACTGGGGGCTGTTATATTATGGCGAGTTCCGCGATATGCTGGAAGAGTTCAAAAAACACCATAACGCGATTGTAAAGGGATCCACCTATATGATCGCCGAAGAAGAGCAGACGGCAGATATTGATGATCTGTGAGGATAGATAGAT